TGGCGGGGGAGTCCATTGAATGGTCTGCGCCGTCTATCGAGGAGTCTGTGGTGCTGCTTTGCCCTTGTGGTGATCCCGCGCAGAGTTTTGCATTGCGCGGCTATTACAGCGATGAATACCCGGCTCCTAGCGAAGACCCGAATAAACACCTGCGCGTGTACAAGGATGGCGCGAGCGTTGAATACGACATGGCGTCGCACACCTTCACTATCACGCTGCCGGGTGGAGGAAAAGCGATCATCAATGCAGCGGATCAGGCGACGGTTAATGCAAAGAAAGCGGACGTGAATGCAGATGCAATCACGCTCAACGGTGACACGACCGTTACGAAATCATTGCTTGTTAAGGGAGCGCTCACGTTCGAATCCGGTATGACAGGCAAGGCAGGCGATGGCGGCGGCAAGACGATGCAAATAGACGGTGCGGCCGATTTTACGGGCGAGGTTCGCTCGCAAGGCATCAGCGTGCCGCATCACACGCACAAGGAACAGGGCGACGGTAACGACGTGAGCGAGCCGAAATGAGAGGACTTAACGCGGAAACCGGACACGAGGCGGTAGGAATCGACCACCTTTACCAATCCGTTGACAAGATTCTGAACACGCCGTTAGGCACTCGCGTAGAGCGTCGCGAGTTCGGGTCTGAACTGCCCGACTTGAACGACTTCCCGAACAACGCTGCGTATCGAGTCCTTCTCTTCTCTGCTGTCGCCACGGCGTTGATGCGTTGGGAGCCCCGCTTGAAGCTGACGAGCATTTCGCTTGATGCGCCGGGGATTGATGGGACACAAAACGTGAGCCTCGAAGGGGTCACGACAGAAACCGGCGAGCCTTTCAGTGCCGCATTCACTACAGGAAAGACGACATGAGTACGGCACCGATCGACCTTAGCAAGCTGCCGCCGCCTGAGATTGTCGAGCGGATCGACTATGAAGAGATTCTTTTCGAACTCAAGGCGAAGCACGTCAGCCTTTACCCGGTCGATAAGCAGGCGGAAATTGCGCAAGCGCTCGCGCTCGAAAGCGAGCCGATCAACATCACGTTGCAAGGCGTCGCCTATCGCGAATTCATGTTGCGGCAGGCGTTCAACGACCGCGCTCGAGGAATGCTGCTCGCGTTCGCTCGTGGCGGCAATCTGGAACACCTTGCCGCACTGTTTGAGATTGAGCGGCAGACCATCACGCCCGCCGATCCGGTCAACAACATACCCGCAGTCATGGAGGATGACGACAGCCTGTTAGAGCGCACGCAATTGGCCCCGCAGAGCTTCACCTGTGCTGGACCTTCTGGCATGTATGTGTCGATTGCGCGCAATGCTGACGGGCAGGTTCTCGACGCATCCGCGATCAGCCCTGACCCGTGCCATGCAGTCGTCACAGTGCTGGCGCGAGACGGCGACGGAACGGCGCAGCGAGGGCTGCTCGATACCGTGGAAGCGGCGTTGAATCCGAAGACCGTACGCCCGCTGTGCGACTTCGTGGACGTGCAATCTGCAAAGATCAAGACATACGGTGTAGCGGCTGAACTCGTGTTCTTTCAAGGCCCGGACCGCTCGCTGTCGCTGCAATCTGCAAAGACGGCTTTAACGGCCTATGTGGCGTCGCTGCGCAAGCTAGGGCAGGCCGTGACGCTGGACGGCATTACCGCCGTGCTTCGCGTGTCGGGCGTCCAGAAGGTCAATCTGTCCAGTCCTGCGGCAGACATTGCATGCACGCTTCAAGAGGCGACGTTTTGCGAGTCGATCAACATCACGGACGGAGGTTTGTATATCCCCGCCGATGGTGACTATTCGGGGCAGGCATGACGTTTAAATCTCTCTTGCCGCCGAACTCAACGATTCACGAGCGCGCACTTGAATTCGCATCGGCACGCGTTGGCGATATTCCAATCCCGCTCGAAGCGTTGGGCGACGCTAACGCGATACCGCTTGAAATATTGCCGTACCTCGCGTTTGGTCGCGGCATCGATAGCTGGTCGCCGGACTGGCCTGAGCAAATCAAGCGGGCGCGCGTCGCACAGGCAATTCCCATTGCGCGTCGCAAGGGCACCGTAAGTGCCGTTGAGGACGTGGTTGCGGCGTTCGGCGCGAATATCGCCATCCGCGAATGGTGGGAACTTAACCCGCGCGGTACGCCCGGAACATTTGACGTAGTGCTTACCGTATCAAGCCGTGACGGCAACGCGCCAACGGCTTCGCTTGTCGCTGACATCGTGGCGGAAATCGACCGCGTGAAGCCATTAACAAGGCACTACACATTCACGCAGGGCTTTCAGATGCAAGGATCAATCGGACTCGTCGGGGCTGCGCGGTTCGCCACGTATGCACGACTCAAACTAACGGAGGCTTGGTAATGGCTGGCGCAGTAATCAACATCACGGACGCAGGGCGCGCGGCGCTGGTTGCGAACGGCAACACGGGCACGAATGCGCATCAGGTCGTATCAATCGGCATCGCATCCGCTGCTTTCAACGCTGCTGACAAGAGTCTCACGACACTGCCGAACGAATACAAGCGAGTTACCACGTTCGGCGGGAAGAACATCGCAGCAGACATGATTCACATCACGCTGCAGGACAATACCGCAGACCAATACACCATGTTCGGGTTTGGTCTGTATCTGGAGGATGGAACGCTGCTCGGCGTCTACAGTCAGGCGACCGCGATCATGGAGAAGTCGCCGCTTTCGATTCTGCTGCTGTCAACCGATATTCAGGTTGTGTCCATCAACGCCGCGCAAATCACGTTCGGCAACACGGAGTTCATCAATCCGCCCGCGACCGTCGATACGCTCGGCGTGGTTCAACTCGCGACGCAGCAGGAAGTCAACGCAGGGGCGGATACCGCAAAGGTGTTGACGGCAAAGACCGCCGCGACGCGATATGCGTCCCTGAGCGGCGCGAGCTTCACGGGTGACGTTCAGGTGCCGTCCATCACTTCGAGCGGCTTGGCGCGCGTTCTGACGCCACCTGCTGGCGATATATCGAACGCAGCAGCGACGACTGAATGGGTTACTGCTGCCGTGAGCGCTATTCTTGTCGGCACTCTAGTTTTAGAAGCACGGGCAACGGTCCGCGCTGGTTGCCTGCGGCTCAATGGCGCGCTGCTGAACCGCGCGGACTACCCGGCACTGTGGGCTTACGCTCAGGCATCAGGGAACATCGTGACAGACGCGGTTTGGTCTGCGAGCAATTGGGCCGCGTTTTCAAGCGGTGACGGCGCGACAACGTTTCGACTACCCGACTTTCGCGGCGAATTCCCGCGTTTCTTTGATGACTCGCGCGGCGTTGACGCGGGCCGAAAGATCGGCGCATACCAGGCATCACAAAATCTCTCTCACACGCACGCGGCCACTATTGCTGCTGGCGGTGTCCATAACCACACGGCGTGGACGGATTCGCAAGGCTGGCACGGGCACCACGGCAACACCTATGCGATAGGCGATCACGTACACAGTTTGGATCAACCCGTGCCGTCGTATGTTGTCGACTCGGATCGCGGCGTGGGCAATCAGTCAACCTTTTCCATCGATACCGCGCGCTATCCGTACACGAACCCCTCTGGCGCACACGGGCACGGTTTCGATACCGATGGCGCTGGCACGCACGGGCACAACGTAGGGATTGGAGATAGCGGCCCGCACACGCATACGGCAACCATCAGCGCGGATGGAGGAAACGAAAGCAGGCCGCGCAATGTCCCCATGCTGGCAATGATCCGGGCTTACTGATGTACCGGCGACAGTCACAACGCAACGCAATTGGCGTGGTTTGCGCGTACGCGTAGCCTTGCCGTACCCGATATAACGGAGAAGGAAACAGACATGCTGATTCACCAGTACGACGCGACGACGGGCCAATATATTTCAAGCCGACTCGCTGACGTGGACCCGAAGAACATTGGCCGATGGCTCGTGCCTGCATTTTCGACGGACGCACCGCTTCCGACTCGCGCGGCACTGCAATGGCCGTTCTTTGTTAAGAACGCGTGGACGCTGAAGCCGGACTATCGCGGCGTGCTGCTGTATCGCACGGAGAACGGCGAACCGGCTGAATTGCTGATGGCTGGCGTTACGCCCGAAGAAGTCGGTTTGACGCTGACGCCTCGACCGTCCAGTCAGCATTCGTGGATCGACGGGAAGTGGGAGCTCGATCCCGCTATCGTCGCGGCAAACGTACGCGCATCGGCAATGGCTGAATTCGAAACGCGCATGTCCCGCGCGCGGGATATGAACGCAGGTAAATCGGATGCGTATGCGTCCGGCATGCTCTCGCGTGAAGAATCGTATTACTTCCGTGCATGGTCGAAGTACCAGCTTGATCTGGTTCGCGTTGTGCAGCGTCCTGACTTTCCGGCCTCTGTAGTTTGGCCGGCTGATCCCGTTGACTACGAAGAAGCCAGTGCGCCCGCTATGGCTGAATACGCAACGCGCATTGCCAAGGCCGCGACGTTCACGGATGGCAAGGCGGACGACTTTGCAGCAGGGAAGCTGTCGGACGAGGACGCCTACAATTATCGCTCGTGGACTGATTACGCAGACCTGTGTACGCGCGCCCTCGACCGGGAAACCTTCCCATTCGACGTCAAGTGGCCCGATGAGCCAGTGAAATACGCTGACATGCTCCCCAAGGTAGCCCAACCATTGACGAGTAACGCTGCTTCCGAATAAGCACACCCCCCCGCTCTTTCAACGCTTCACTTTCTTATATAAAGGACTCCTAATGCCCGCTGATTACTTTCACGGCACACGCGTTATCGAAATTCCGGGCGGCGCACGCCCTATCCGCACCATTGCGACCGCAATTCTCGGCATGGTCTGCACGGCGAGCGACGCGGACGCCACGGCGTTCCCGCTTAACAAGCCCGTGCTGATCACCAACGTTCAGCAGGCGATTGGCAAGGCCGGAAAGCTCGGCACGCTTGCGAAGGCCCTGACGGCCATTGCGGCGCAATCGAAGCCGCTCACGGTCGTGGTGCGCGTCGAAGAGGGCGAAACGTCGGCAGAGACGGACTCGAATGTCATCGGCAATACGCTGCCCGATGGAAGCTATACGGGCCTGCAAGCGCTGCTGTCCGCACAGTCGCTGCTCGGCGTCACGCCCCGCATTCTCGGCGTTCCTTATCACGACACGGAGCCGGTTGCGCAGGCGCTGGCGGGCATCGCTCAGAAGCTGCGCGCTTTCACGTACGTGAGCGGAAACGGCGCTACGCCAGTCGGCGGGCAAACGGAAGTCACGAAAGAAGCCGTGACTTCGTACCGGAAAAAATTCGGTCAACGCGAAGTCATGGTGATCTGGCCGGACTTTACTGGGTTCGACGTGAATGCACAGGCCACGGTGGACGTGTCGGCGGTTGCCGTCGCAATGGGCCTGCGTGCGAAGCTCGACAACGACATTGGCTGGCACAAGAATATTTCGAATGTCGCCGTGAATGGTGTAACGGGCATCAGCAAGGCCGTTTCGTGGGCGCTGCAAGACCCGGACACCGATGCAGGCTACCTCAACAGCAACGATGTAACGACCCTGATCCAGAAAGACGGGTTCCGCTTCTGGGGTTCGCGTACGTGTTCGGACGATCCGCTGTTTGCATTCGAGCAATACACGCGTACGGCGCAAGTGCTGGCCGACACGATGGCGGAAGCTCAAATGCTATACAACGACAAGCCGCTGTCGGCGGGCCTCGTGCGCGACATGATCGAAGGCATCAATGCGAAGCTTCGCGCGATGACCACGGCAGGCTACCTGATGGGCGGCGAGGCGTGGTACGACGAAGCGGAGAACGAAGTAACGGACCTCAACGCGGGCAAGCTAATCGTTTCGTATGCGTACACGGCTGTCCCGTCTCTGGAAAACATCACGCTCAACCAGCGTGTGACGGACACGTACCTGATGAACTTCGCATCTACGGTCAACACAGGTTCGTAAGCCTTAACAAGACAACGGCGGGCGCGGATTATATTCGGCCCGCAAACTTCACCTGACAGGAGAATAAAACGATGGCATTGCCTAGCACACTCAAAAACTTTCTCGTCTTTCTGGACGGGAATAACTACATGGGCGAGGCGCAGGAAATCGCGCTGCCCAAGCTGACGCGCAAAATGGAAGAGTATCGCGGCGCGGGCATGGGCGGTTCGATCGAACTCGACCAAGGCATGAGCGTTATCACGCTCGACGCGACCTATGGCGGATTCATGAAAGACGTATTCGCCAAGTTCGGCGCGTTGCAGCACGACGCAGTACAGATGCGCTACACGGGCGGGTATCGCCGCGAAGGCGAACAGAAGCATGACACCGTGGAAATCATTGCGCGAGGCCGAAACAAAGAGGTCGATATGGGCAGCGCGAAGGCGGGCGACACCACGCAATTCAAGACGACGATGACGCTCACGTATTACAAGCTGTCGCTCAATGGCGCGGTGCTGTACGAAATCGACGTGGTGAATATGATCGAGAAGAACGGCGGCGGCGACCTCATGTCTGACCTGCGAAGCGCGCTCGGCCTGTAACACCTGACGTGCCTGTGCGGAAACCGGGCACGTATCACAACCCCTTTCTTTCTTAGCTGTGCTTTTGCACTCGAACAGGATTATTCAAATGGAAAACACGAACACCGGCACCGTCGAACTCGATACGCCCATCAAGCAGGGCGACAACGAAATCAAGTCGCTTACGCTGACGAAGCCGACCGCAGGCGCGCTGCGTGGAACGACGCTCAATGCGCTCGTGAATCTCGACGTGGATTCGCTGGCGAAGGTGCTGCCGCGTATCTGTCAACCGACCATCACCGAAATGGACGTGCGTTTCATGGACCCGGCTGACCTCGTTCAAGTGGGGGTCGTGTTCGCCGGTTTTTTGTTGCCGAAGCGGGCGAGCTAGAACACGGCGCGCCCAACCGCGTCGAAGACGCGATGGCAGACATTGCAGTCGTAATGCCCGGTATATCACTTCGCGACATGCAGGAATTCACGTTGACCGAGCTTGCCGAATGGCGCGAACGGGCGCGCATCAGGCACACAGGAGGGAATGAGTAATGGCTGGTAGCGACCTAAAGTTACAGGTGCTGTTCAAGATGATAGACGGCGCTACCAAGCCCCTTAAAGACATTCTGACGGGGCAGAAGGGCGTAGCCAAGTCCATGAAGGAATCGCGCGACGAACTCGCCAAGTTCCAGAAAGCGCAGAAAGACGTAAGCGCGTTCGCGACCATGCGTAAGGCGCTCGATAGCACGTCCAAAGGCGTAGCGGATGCAGAGGCCAAAGTAAAGGTCATGGCGAAGTCGCTGCGAGCGTTCGGCCCGCCGTCGCAACAGATGGTTGCAGACCTCGCCAAAGCCCGGCAGGCGGCAACCAAGCTGCGCGCCGAAGAAAAGCAGCAGACGGCGACCGTCGATCAGATGCGCGAAAAGCTCAAGTCGGCGGGCATCGATACGACAAACCTTGCTTCGCATCAGGTGCAACTCACCAAGTCGATCAAGGAAGCGACCGCTGCTCTCTCCGCTCAAATGGGACGGCTCGATGCGATCAACGCCAAAGAATCGGCTATGAATCGCGCGCGGACCAAAATGAACAAGGTGCAAGGCGTCGCTGGCTCTATGGCAATCGGCGGGTATGCTGCGCGCGCGACTGCATCGCACATCGGGCACGACCTTGGCGAGACGCTGGACGAGTCCAAAAAGGCTGAAAACGAGGCGAACCGTATCGCTACGTTGAACGTGGGGCCGAACGTTGTTAAGGAGGCGCAGGAATTCTCCAAGGGTCTGCACATCGCAGGCAACAGCTTCACCGACAACATGCAGCACTACCGCGACGCCGTGACGATCTTTGCTGACGCGCACCACGCCGAAATGGCCGTGCCCATCATGGCGAAAATGAAGACCATCAACGCCAGTATGTACGGCGAAGAGGGCGGCGCAGAGCACGATGAAGTGTTGCAGCGCATGCTTAAGGTGATCGAGATTCGCGGCGGCACGAAGTCGGAAAAGGACTTCAAGGACAACGCAGACATTATTCAGAAGGTCATAGGCTCGACAGGCGGGCGCGTTGGTCCTGAAGAGTGGATGCACATGATTCAAACCTCGAAGGTCATGGGGAAGCTCATGACGCCTGACGCGTTCTTTAACGTCATGGAGCCGATGGTGCAGGAAATGGGCGGGCACGGTGTTGGTACGGGCCTGTCCGCGATGTATAACAACCTCGAACAGGGAAAGACGACAGTTCGTGCCGCGCGTGAGCTGGTGCGCCTCGGCGTGGTGGACAAAAAGGGCGTTATTTATAACAAGCAGGGCGACGTAAAGGGCTTCAAGGCGGGCGCACTGAAAGACGCTGATTCGTTCAAGTCGAACCCTTTCGAGTGGATGCAAAAGACGCTGTTACCGGCGATGGCAAAGGCCGGAATCACCGATCAGAAAAAGATTCTTGATGAATTCGGCACCATCCTGACGAACGGCACTGGCGCGTCGCTCATGTCAAATTTCTATTTGCAGCAGAAGCAGATAGAGAAGTCAGCGAATCTCAATCGCGGTACGGATGGGATGGACAAGCAATACGAGCGTGCTGCTGATTCGACGCAGGGCAAAGAACTCGACGCGCTCGCCAAGGTGCGCGACTTGAAGCTTGAAATCGGGCAGTCGGTGAGTCCGTTGTATAACGCAGCACTATCTACGACTTCGGACGTTCTTAACAAGGTCGTTGGCGTTATGCGCGAGCACGAGACGGCAACCAAGGTGCTTACTGTTTCATTGGCTGTGCTGGCGGGCGTGCTGGGCGCTGGCGGAACGATTGCTATAGCCATCGCTGGCGTATTGGGTCCGCTCGCAATCGCCAAGTTCGCTATCTCGGCGCTCGGCATTGAAAGCAAGTTCCTGCTCGGCTCTCTTCGCTTGGTTCCCGCTGTATTCGGCGCGATTGGTAGCGCGGTAGGCATCCTGTCAAAGCTGCTGATGACTAACCCGTGGGGCATCGCGTTGACTGTGCTTATTGGCGCTGCTGTACTGATCTATGAGAATTGGGACAAGATTGTCACAAAGATTAAAGAGGTCGGTGAATACCTGAAAAAGGCGGCCGCCTCATGGTTCGGCAAGGGTGGAATAGGTGTAGACGTGTCGGATTCTGGCGTGGGCGTTGAGGGCGTGCCTATCAATGTCGATCAGCGTCCGACCGTTACGGCTGCGCCTGCCGCTCCAATGAGCTACACGAGCCAAGACACGTACACCATCCACATTAACGATGCGAGCGACCCCAAGGCGGTAGGCGATGAAGTGAAGCGCCAGCTTGCCGCGAACGAGCAGCGCAAGCGCCTTGCCTCGTATAACCGTTTGAAGGATTAACAATGTTGATGGCACTCGGAAGTTTTGTATTCAGCTTGCAAACGCTCGCGTATCAGGAATTGCAACGCCGGACGCAGTGGAAACTTGCGTCCACGTCGCGCATCGGCGCGCGCAACGCTCGACAATTCACAGGGCAGGGCGACGACACGATTACGCTCACGGGATGGTTTATGCCCGATCAGATGGGCGGCAAAACGGCGTCGCTCGATGATATGCGAGCGATGGGCGATACCGGCGCGGCGTTCGTGCTAGTTGACGGCGCAGGGAAAGTCTATGGCGCGTTCCTGCTCGAAGGATTGGACGAAGGTCATACGATCATCGGTCAGGACGGCACGGGGCGCCGTATCGAATTCACAATCAACCTTACGCGCACCGACGATGACGCGGCGGTAGCTGCTGCCGTGGATCAAGCGAAGAAGAAAGCGGCTTTCAGTCTCAAGTCCATCGTGCCGCAGCAGATTCAGGACGGCGCAGCCTCGGCGCTGGCGACGGTGAAATCTGCCGTGACTACGGCGAAGGCTGCTGCGAAAGAGGCGGGCGAGGTCGTCGCGCCCGTCATCAATATTGCGGGACAGGTGCAAAACACGGTGTACGCGCTCAAGAACACGTCGCCTCAAGCCATTCTTGAAGAGGCTAAGAACATCGGGAAGAACGCGGCGGGCCTATGAAGAAACCCATTTATTCAATCCTGCTCAACGGCAAGGAGCTGGCGGGCGCACTGTCGCCTTACCTTTCGTCGCTGTCCCTGTCCGAATCACGCGAGGATGAGGCAGACACCGTGCATATTGTGCTGGACGACAGCAAGGGAAAGCTCGCGCTGCCGAAGCGCGGCGAAGTGCTCAGTGTGGCTATCGGATGGGCTGATAGCGGCCTGGTGGATAAGGGGACATTCACCATTACCGAAGTCGAGCACAGCGGCGCACCGGACGTTCTGACGATTCAGGCGCGTTCCGCCTCGATGACTAAGGAAATGGTAGAGCGCATCGAAAAGTCATGGCACGCGACGACCTTGGGGGCAATCGTGAAATCGCTTGCCGCCAAGCACGGCCTTAAACCCGCCCTCACGCCGTCGCTGGACTCGATTGCTATCCCACACATCGACCAGACTCACGAGTCCGACATGGGCTTTCTGACGCGTCTTAGCAAGCGCTACGACGCGACTATGACCGTGAAGGATGGCAATCTGCTGTTCAAGGCGATAGGCGACGGAAAGACAGCGAGCGGCAAGGCGTTGCCTACAGCGGAAATCACGCGGGCGGATGGTGACAGCCACCATTACCACGTCAGCGAGCGTGAGAACTACGCAAGCGTGCGGGCGCAGTATCGGGGCACCGGAAAAAAGAAGCACCTTAGCGTTATCGTGGGCGGCGATGGCACGCACAGCGTTAAGGTGTTGCCTGAGATATACCCGACGAAGGAAGAGGCGACGGCGGCGGCGCAAGCTGAACTGAACCGCACGCAGCGCTCACAAGCGACGCTCGAATATACTCTGGCGCTTGCGAGGCCCGACCTTATGCCGGAATCGCCCGTGTACGTCAGTGGGTTTAACAAGCCCGACATTGACGATATGCAATGGGTCGTGAGAAAGGTGCATCACGAAATGGGCGACGCCGGATTCACCACAAAGATAGACTTGGAGCAGTCGGAGGACCCGGTAACGAACCGACACAGGGAGAGATTCCAGAAGGCATGAAAAAACGCCCCGCACTGTTGCCAGTCGGGGCGTTTTGCTTTGTGGTTAGAACCGCATTCGAACATCGCTCGGAACATGGTAAGTCTCGCCGCATCCGTCGCACTCGTGATCCATGCCGCGCGGGTCGATAAGCCATCCATCCTGTGGCTCGCCGCAGTGCGGACAGTCGAGCGTGCAATCATTTACCGTCAACTGATCTACGCTTTTATTCTCGCCGCTCATGCCGTTACCTCGCTAGCGTCCATTAGCTTCCCTATCGTCGCGTCCTGCTGCTCGATGTACTGCCGCTGATCGTTCAGGCTCGATTCGAGGTAGGCGATACGCAGGTTTAGAGCATTTTCCCTTGCGTCGCTCTCTTCGATCATGCGCGCGGCAAGCTCCATGCAGCGCTGTTGATGGGGCGTGGCGCGCTTGCCGTAGTCTCGCAGGTTGATACAGAGTTGCTTGCTTCGCTTTTTCATCACGCCCCCAATTGAACGGCCATCGATGCCAGCGACGAAAGGGGTGAGCCATTCGCCAGCGAGGCCGCGCGAAGTTTGCCGACCATGCGCGACTGTGCCGGATGGACTTCCGCGAATAGAGCCACGCGACGCGATACAGGCTTTTCCGCGTCTACACCTTTTCCTGCCTTGTAGATTGCCACGCAGTCATACTGCGAAGCCATGTCCAATTGCCAGCCTGAAATGTGGATCAGCGAGGCCGAACGTAGCTTGTTCACGTGATACATGGCCGAATTCCGAACTACACCGACCTTTAAAGCGACTTCGCGCGCCGTCATGGGCGTTTTGAGTGCCTTTAAAACACAGGCCGTCATCCCCGCAACCTTTCCGACCGGGCACACTGCATTCGTACCCGGCCCGAACGCGTACACGGCAAGCGGCGACTTGCCGCGCGCGGTCCCATCATCCCATCGCAAGACGTGCGCCTCACCATTGGCCACGGCGCGATTCAGATTCGAGCGCACGGCCTCGACGTGCATCCCCGTTAAAGACGACAGGTCGCGAGCGCTTGCGCCCATATCGCCCGACTCCCTGAGAATCGACAGGAGGAATTCACGCGTCGATTGCGGCGCGGCGGGCGCGATAGTGTGACGCGTGATAGTCGATTGTGCTGCGCTAAGTTCCATGTTCATAGCTATTTTCCTAGTCATTTTGATTGGTTGCGCGCCCCGCCCAGCAAGGCTGCGACCGAACTATAACCGCAAATCTTGTTAAGACGCAAATCTTGTTAAGATGGTTGACACCTTGTTAAGGCGCAGGCATGATTCGCCTTGCGGTACAGCACACGAACAACGCAGAACGGCGGGCAATAGACGGCACACGGGGAACGAAATGACTTGCAAGGAAGTGATCGCACAGTGCAACGCAATGCGTCCCGCACTCAACGCATTGAAGGCCGCGCGCTATGACGCGTGGCTCAACGCAGATTGCCTGATCGAAGTCAGCGACCCCGTGCAGTGCGAGCGCTTCGGACGGATCGCATACGTGTACGAAACGCGCGTACTGAGCACGCCGCGCGCCGCTTACAAATTCCTGTTGGATCGCAGTTAAACCGCGCTACGGCGCACGGAGTTTTCGAAAAATGACCGAATCAGAGCAAATCAAGCAACTGCGTGAAGCACTGCAAGCGCTGGTGAAGCTGCATCAAAGCTGGGACAAGGGGACTGCATACATCCCGGTTTCGTTCATGCACAAGAACAACGCCGCGATCAAAGCCGCCCGCGAAGCACTGCGCAACAGTGACAACGCCTAACAATCACCAGCCCGCCTCGCGGGCAATCACCGGAGTAACAGACATGCCGAACGAAACCAAGGAACTCACGATAGACATGACCCCGACATGGGGGCAAATCGGCGCGATGTATGTGCGCCTCGCGGAATCGAAAGAGGTTAAGGCGATTCGCGGTCTTCGCTCGGAAGTCGCCCGCGCGTTTGCAGCCGCTCAAGCGTTGCAGGCGATTCACTCAACGCTGACCGACGAACAAAGCGCCATCGTTGCGAAAACGATCACGGACGAACTGACGAAGCAGGGCTATTGACGCGCTTCAGCAGTGCCCGCCAACAAGCCCGCCGCGTGCGGGCTTTTCCACTGAGAGGGCATCCCGCCCGATCCCAACCGCGCTACGGTGTCACAACACAAGGAGTTTAAAAGTATGGCAAAGGCTTCCAGCAAGCCCCTCATTAACAAGCCGGTATCGATTGGCTTGCCCCCTGAGTACATCGCGGCACTGAAAAAGGAGCTTCCCAAGCTCGGCTACGTGTCGCTGTCAGAATTCGTGCGTACGCTGATCGAGGCCAACTCGCCGAAATGCGCACTTATCAAGGAACGCGCGGAGCGCAGCTTGACGAAGAGGGGCAAAGGCGAATGATGAAAAGTATTCTAGTGGCGCTCGCCGCTATCTCGATGGGTCACACGATCAGCGCCGCCGCATCCGTAGACAATTACCACGCGTGCCAGTCACAGGCCCGCGTAGGTGCGATAGCGGCTGACGCAAATCGCCGCCACATGAGCCGCGACGAGGCCCGCGCAGCCGTCCTGCTCGCTATCAGGGAGTCAGACCTAGACAGCGACACCAAAGCCGGTATGCGCGGACTGACGAGCCGGGTCGTATCGACCGTCTACGCGCAAGGCATCCGCGACGCAGCAGCCGGTAAGCGCATTGCACGCGAAGCGTGCCTTAACATGTCGGAGGGACTCTGATGTTCTCACACGGCCCCCACGTTCCACCACACGGCCCCTACGGTCCACCACTCGGCCCAATGGTAGTGGGCTACGACCCGCAAACACTGAAACTGTGTCCCGTGCCGATTGGCAGCCCCTATGCGCTGCATGCTAACGAAGCGTGCGCGGCCACTCCGGACGGAGAAAATCACATGCATGGGGTAACGTGCCAACTCAAACCGTTCGCGTGGGTTAGATTTGGAAGCGACGGACGTATTGACGGACCGATTCTCGACACCGACGAGCGCATGTCGGATACAAGGCGTTCGGAGTGGACACCGCTGCACTTGCCGATGATCCGCTGAAACAATCCGATAGCAGAGAATAAAGGGGGCTTGACGCCGCAATGCGTCGAGCCTTTTTTGTATATGGGCCTTATCGCCTCACAATGAATCGACGCGCTTTAACAGTGCGTTTATACCGGCGAGGCTCCACGCGTTGCCGCGACTCGTCTTTACGCCTAGTTCGTTCAGGTGCTTGACCATGTGCCGCTGCGTCATGCCTGCCGCTTGCATTGCGCGGACCTGTCCGGCCATCGACGCGGCGAATTCGTCAGCGCCTGCAACCAGTGCGGCATTTGCTGCCGCGATGTTTGCCGCGCCGGTTATACCGAGCTTTACGCCGCGCGCTTTCGCCGCTTTCAGTGCGTCTTTCGTGCGCTCGCTGATCCGCTTCGCTTCGAACTGCCCGAACGCTGCCATCAAATGGATGGTGAATTCGTTTGCTTCCGGCAAGTCGAGCGCGCGGAACTTCACGCCGGATTCCATCAGCGTTGCAATGAACAGTACGTTACGCGCCAGCCGGTCGAGCTTGGCGACGACTAGCGTTGCCTTCTCTGCTTTGGCGTGCGCGAGCGCTGCGGCGAGTTGCGGGCGCTTGTTAATGGCGTTTGCGCCTTTGCCCGTTTCGACTTCGATGTACTCACCGACCATCGCTGCGCCGGTCGAGGACAGGTGATTGCGAATCGCGTCCTGCTGCGCTTCAAGTCCAAGCCCGCTCATTCCTTGGCGTTGGGTCGAAACACGAATGTAGGCGACGATTTTCATTCTTACTCCTGGGATAACGTAGGGCACTGGACGAACGTTCAGCACACGAACAGCGTACGCAACAATACCCTGCGGTGCGAACCAAAGGGAATTTTCAAGCCATGGGTTACACGGCTTGTGAAGTGTGGTAGTGCGTCAGCACGTGCGCGAGCGCGCTGGAATCGAGCGGAGAAAAAAGGGGGTGGAACCCGGCTCTATTCAAGCAATCGGGCGCGCCTGCCGCGCGGATAATTTCAGTCGTGAGGGGGGATTTTATACCCCCGCCTTGTTAAGACGGAGGGTGCGGATTCGTTGGAAGGTCCACACCTACCGCTATTTTTTCAAAAAAATATGACAGGTCAACCAAAATTCCGTCTGAGGTGCGACCGGAAATTTTTGATAGCGCGCCAGTCTGATGCACTACACGGCGCGGGCATCCACGCGCCCATGTCATCAACGATGCGCAGGTGCTTGCCGCCGCGCTCGACAGAAAGCCGCTTGCCGGTTCGCTCCATGTATTCATCGAGCGCGGCGCGAAATTCCCGCTTAAGCGACCTCACACGACCCCCCGCAATACCGCGAACGGCCTACCCATGCACACGATAAGTCGAGACGGCACCAAGGCCGATTCGTACAGCGCATTATCGACACCGAGCCTGTATTCATCCCCTGCCTGCGCCATCACCCGGCGCAACGACAGCCTGCCGTGAATCGAGACTAGATATAAGCCATCCGCCTCGATATCCCTAAACCGGGTATCGAGCAGCACCATTTCACCAACGGCCACAGTCGGGTGCATGGCGTTGTCCTCACACAGCCATGCGGCGAGACATTCGGGGTCCGCGCCGTACCGGCGAACAAGTTCGGAACTGATCCGCGCGAACGCCGGATGACCTTTAAGCATGTCCGGCTGCACACCAGGCGGAAGCAGGGGCGCAGCAGCAAGCCCCGCACACGGGTCTGCCCGCCCCGTCAAAAGCCAGTCAACCGACACCGGGCGAATCAGCGACACGCGCACGGCCTCGACGTAAGGCACCGACCCCCGCTTACGCCAAGTCGGAATAGTTTCAGCTGACAGGCCAAGGTTCGCCGCCAGAAGTACGTCAGTGTGGCACTGCATCGCCTCTTTCATCCGGTCGATCACCTCACCGGCATCCACCACGCCCAGCAGCGCATCGTGTTGTTTTCTTTTCATTTCCTCTCCATTTCCATTACAAAAGCGTGGACGGTCATTCTGCCCATCTATACAATGCAATCTGTACCAAGTTGAAACAGTTCGTTACACCACAGAGACCGAATCATGACACGCAAGAACGTTGCCGCTACGCGGGTTCCTATGCCGCTGACCGCAGCCGAGTACGACGACCTCAAAGTCATGGCAGACAAAGAGGGCCGGAGCGACGCGGCAATGGTGAAGCAGGTTTATCTGGCTGGACTTCGAAGCCTGACCCGATCAACGAGCAGAAGCAAACAGAAGTAAAGAGCGCGTCGCGCCTTAACAAGAAGTAACAAATCCGATGATGGACGGGGGTCTACTCGGAGCTTAACAAGATGGCACGCGAACAGATTGGTTTCCGTTTTGGCATCACCTGCCCTCACTGCGATTCCAAAACCACCGCCCGGACCTCGAAGGGACTGAGCCGCACCCTTCGCGAAATTGTTTTTCAGTGCAACGACTTTCGCTGCGGACATACGTTCGTGGCAAACCTCGAAGCGGTACGCACGCTCAGTCCTAGCGCGATGCCGAACGGGGACGTACGACTCCCAATCTCTGAACACGTCAGGGAGCGCGTAATGCAGCAACTCAACTTACTAGGGGAATAGATATGAACACGAACGCCATGCCGATCAACGAAGCCGCAAATGTATTCATCGTGTCGCACGCAGACCGCCTGCCCCGCGCCGAACTGATCGTGCAAGCCGTTGACGTTATCGCGGACACGCACGAGGTTTCCCGGCGCACGGCTGAAATCGCCGTCTTGCAGGCTTTCAGCGAGTACGAGGCGGGCAAGTGCGACGCGTACATCGACGCGTCTTTAACGACCGCGTACGGGCTGTTTATTCGGGACGTCAAGACCGGCACCATGCGGGTATTCACCGTGCATGAGCTTGTCGAGCTTGCCCGAAACGGCACCATCAAATCCGTGCCCGTTCCGTCCCGAACCGAATTCTTTGCTACCAGTAACCTCGCCACCGCTTAACAAGACCTCACCGCCCCGCCCGACCTGCGGGGCTTTAGACATTCTGATAAGAAATACACATGGCGAACGCAAACGAACTAAAACGCAAGATTGACATGCATGTGCTGGCTGAAAAGCTAGGCATCAAGCGCGGCAAGGGCGAAGGGGCGAATTACCACAGTCCGCTTTCGAAGGACGAAAAGCCGTCACTCTCAATTTTCGAGAGGGAGGGCGTTTTCATTTTCAAAGATCACTCGTCGGGCAAGACAGGATCGTGCATCGATCTTGTTTGCCTTGTTAACGATTGCGACGTTCCAGACGCAATGCGCTGGCTTCATGAGGCGTTCAGAATCCCATTCGACACGCCCAACAGCCCGAACGCCCCGCGACGCCAAAAAGGCGTCGTCGATTACATCGCGGAGCGCGCCATCCAGCATGCTGCCGGTTGCCGTGACTACCTGACTGGCCGTGGCATCAGCGAGGCCGTTATCGACCGTGCTATCAAATGCCGCACGCTCGGCATGAACAACTGGACGAGCGACAGCAAGAAAGAGGGGGAGCTTGGATACGGCGGCGACGGCGTGTGCTTTCTGATCTATGACGCGAACGGGATGCCCATCGGCGCAGACACGCGTTATTTCGACCCGGAGAAGAACGGCGGCACCAAAACCAACAGCCAAGGCACGAAGTCTGCCTGCTGGACTTCCGACCCGCGACGGCTCAAGTCTGCGCACGCCGTTTTCATCGTTGAATCGTCCATCAATGCCCTGTCGATCGACACCGCCGATATCCCCTATACGGCTGCTGTCGCAATTCGCGGCATCGCCAACATAGAGCTAATCGATTGGTCGTTCCTGCACGGCAAACAGGTGTATTTGTGCCTCGACAACGATGACCCTATCGAAGAAGGTCCGCGCAAGGGCGAGCGTCCCGGCCCCGATGCAGAGGCGAAGCTGTACGAGCTTATTACGGCTATGAACATCGGCGCGATCTGCGTTGACAAGAGCGGATGGAAATACGACCGCGCTGACGAGTGCGACGAAAAGCTTGTCGGCAAGTCCATCAACGACGTGAATGACTACCTGTGCGCCCGCGACCCGGACACGCTCAAGCGCGCCTTGCAAAACCTCGAAACCTGCATCATTCCCGGCATGTACACCGACAAGGCTCGCCGCAAAGGCAAGATGCGCGTCTATCTGCCTGAACACGACTTTGCACAGTATTGGCGCTACTACACGCGCCCCGACTTCATGCACGTCATCACAAAGCGCGGCGTTTCGGCAGAAGAGGCGAAAGAGGATGGCGGAGAAGAGAAAGCGCCTGAGTTCGCGGACCTCGCTACGTTCCGCGTCGCGAGCTTTTCGCGTGTGACGATTGCCGGTTATTCCGCCACCACGTCCGGCGCGGCTGATAACGACCCCTCGACGCAGTTCGCCGTGAGCGTTCAGACGGCCCGTAACGGTGCGCGCCTGACCCGTGCCGTACTGAACGATCATGAAGTACACAACGCTGCTTCGTGGAACCAGTTCGGCACCGTGTTTGACCCGAAAGCGTTCGCCCGGATGGTGAATATTCTCGAACGCACGTCGAGCCTCGGCGCACGCAACGCCGTGAATTACGTTGGCCTGTGCTGGAAAGATCAACGCCTTACCGTCAATGAGGGCACGGACTGCTATTTCGTTGACCCGGCGCAGCAATGCACGTATTCCGGTCTGACGTTTAACAACGGCCCGGAATCGGATGCTGCGCCGATCATCGCCGCGTATCAGGCAACCATGCATAAGAATGCCGCAATGATCCCGCTCGCATGGGCACTCGGCGCGCACCTTAAGTGCATCTTTGGCTTCTGGCCTCACTTCACGATGCAGGCGGGAAAGAACGCCGGTAAATCGACTCTTATTAAGGCGATGGAACGCACCATAGGCTTCAAGATGCTGTCCGGCCAGTCGCTTCAAACCGAGTTCCGCTTGATGACGGCTTCGAGCTACACGAGCCACCCTGTAGGGTTCGAAGAACTGTCCGCACGAGGCCAGCAAATCATCGACAAGGCCGTCTCGATCCTGCAAGAGTCCTACAACTACTCCCCTACCAAGCGCGGCGCGCAAATGCTCGAATTCGTGCTGTGCGCACCTATCATGCTGGCGGGCGAGGACGTGCCCGTTAAAAGTATTCTCGGCAAGCTGGTTCGATGCGACCTGACGAACAAGAAAGGCACGCCCATTGACCCGAATATGCCCGTGTTCCCGGTCAAGCAATGGCTCCAATATCTCGCGACGCTCGACGCTGACGTTATTCGCGGCAAGTTGGCCCGCAACGAAAAGAACATGCGCGGCAAGCTGTCCGAATCGACAGAGGGCGGCGGCAATCGTATCGTTCAAAACTACGCGGCGATTGCGACCGCATGGAGCCTGCTGTGCGACTTCGCAGGCATCGACAAGGATCAAGGCGGGTTCCCGCAAGACTTGCTTGACGAAATGAACCGGCACCTTCGCGAGACGGTATCGGACCGCTCGCCGTGGACATGGATCATGGAAAGCAGCCTCGCTGCTATCGATGCCCGCACGTTCAACTATCCGCACCTGTTCGACACCATCGACGGCGTTGAATGCCTTGTCGTTCGTCCTGCGCACGTCATGGAGTACATGAGCGTCACGCCTGCATTGCGAGGCAAGTTCGATGCCCTGCCCGTCAAGACGGCGGGCGTGTTTGAAAAACAGCTTGAGGAAGCGGGCGTGGTGTTTAAGTCGGGGGTTGAGCGGGTCATCATGAATCGCCGCATTCAACGCATGTCCGCAATCTCGCTTTCGAAGCTGGCTGAATTCGGCTTGACCGTTGCTGTTGACCTCAACCATAGACGGGAGAACGCCTGATGCATGCACAGCACAGTGCCGCGCACGCAACGCAAGACGGCAAACGGGCCAATGTGCCGCGATACACGCCGTCATCGCTTGCCGGTTATTGGTCGCAGGACGAAGTATTCAAGGCGTGGGCGGGGTCGCTCGATCCAGAATGCAACCGGCCTTATACCGATGACGAGGCCGCGCAGTTCATCCGGGACTTTTGCCGGGTAGCGTCGAGAAAAGAGCTTGACGGCGCGAAGGGCGAGGTTTTAAGCCGTTTTAATTTCATGCGAAGGACTTTCGCAGCTTGGCGAGACGAGTATTTGCGCTGATAATCAAGACCTACCCCTAGTCCTACGTTAGCCCGCCAAGCGAAAGCCGAAGCGGGCATTTTTTTATTCACAGGAGTATTCAATGTCCATCGCAATGCAGACCCGAAAATGTAGAGCAACGCCCATGCGTGACGACGCCGGCCGTCTCGCGTGGATCGTGACCCATCCGCATATCGCAAACGACTGGCTTACCTCGCGGCCTCATGATTGCGCCGCGCACATGATTCGGGACGAAGTAGTACCTGCATCCCTCATTGCCCGCTAATACACCGGGCACAGACGCAGCGCCAAGGCACAAAAAAGCCCGCTCTAGGCGGGCTCTTTCATTTGCTTCCAACTATTCCGGGTCCGTAGACAGGCCACCCGTACCACGTATAACTGCTACGCATGACTTCCGGCCTGCTTTCCGGCTCTCTGGCGGGTTCGGGCGGTGCGTCGAATACCAAACCAACCTGACGCGGATCTACCGGCCTGGGGGCCTCAAAATTTGTCCTGCTGCGCCCTTTGATCCAGTCCGGCTCCCTACCCCTACCCGACCATGTGCGACCCGTTGCCGGATCGCGGTACTTCGGGTCAACGTCCTGCCGCCGATCACGCTGACCATCACGGCGGCGCAAGTCATGATCGGACACGGTTATACCCCCTCGTTCGGCCCGTGCTTCGCGATCCATTCAGCAATCGCCTCTTCGAATGCCTCAGCCCGACTCATACCCGCCGCTGCCGCCAATTCAGTGATACGCGCCACTAGGCTAGGCTTCATGGTCAACGACAGCGGCGCTTTAGCCTCGATCTTTGCCTTTCGAGCCACAGGCGCGGCAGGCACGACCGGCGCAACAGTCGCGACCGGCGCAGCGACCTCTTTAGCACCATCCGGCGCACCGCCAATGAATGCCGCCGCCGCTGCCGGGTCGCGCTTGGCAATCGGATTCGAAAACTTGCTCATGCCGTCACCCCCATCGCCGCAAAGAATTCATCGCGCACGCGTTCAATCTCCGCGCACGCCTTAACATCACGCCTCGTCATTTCATCAACGTGCCTACCCTCGCCGCACGCGTTCGCAAATGCCTTTCGGTCTGCCATGCGAGCCGACAGCAGTTCGATGCCCGGATATTCACCGACAGCCGCAGCAGCGCCCGCGTTGTCCGACCCGCCCGGATCAGCCCGATTGATAAAGGCGAACGCTCGCAAGTCCGCAATGGCGCGGGCCTCTTCGATCAGCGAGGCGATATCGGCCAATGCCCACACGTCAAACGAGCGAGGAAGGAACGGGATTAAAACCGCGTCGCTGACCGTCAACGCGCCACGCAGCGCCGACGAGTCACGCCCGCCCGCATCGATCACAACGTGGTCATACGCGCCCGCCTGTTGCGTCACTTGAGCACGCAGCGTCGCACCGTCCGCATACGCACTCGCCGCGATCATCGGCAAGCCGGTTTCAGCGCGCACCGTAATAACGCTCGTTGCAGTTTGCTGCCGGTCCCCATCGACTAGCCAAACCTTTTTCCCGTCGAGCGCAAGCCCAAGCGCGATCTGAACCGCGCACGTCGATTTGCCTACGCCGCCCTTGCCGTGTCCTACCGTGAAAATCATATTGACCTCTTTGGGTTATGTTGCATTCACATGCTGCACGCACATGTAGCATTCGCATTATGCATTCACATGCTGAACGTACAAGCATCATTTACATTCTGTACGCACATGTAGCATTCGCATGCCTCACGTACATGTAACAGGCACATGTAGCATCCGCATGCTGCATGTACATCTCTAATTCACATGCTGCATGCACATGCTACATGTACATTAGGGTTCGTGCAACATATTCGACGCATATCCATATGCGCCCCTTTGAGCCGTCGCCGGTCGCGTCCCTATTACACATAGGCACCCATCCGCGAACGGCCTGCCACGGCCCGATTTAGCCCGTTGCCGCCTATTTTCCGACCCCGGCCCGTCAGGCTTATTCTTGACGTGTGGTATATGCGCCGCCGATAGGCCACGCATGCAATATCTGACCTGTCAGCGAATAAAACCCCCGCCGCGAACTACCCTCAAACTATTCTCAATTCAATCAACGACTTGCGAGCCGTCCCAGCTGCTCGAGCGCCGACGGCCGCGGCTGCGATCGACGCCCCGCAAATCCTTGCATAGTCCAATATCTGCGCACGGCGGCGCACGTCCTCGCCGACACTAGGCGAGCGGCCTGAATAAAAGCCGGGTTTGTTCGTGTGCCGCTCGACCATCCGCATTCACGAACGCCGGTCGGCGTCGATCCGCAGACCATTCCCCGACCATCTTTCGCTCTGGAGGGACGGGGAGAAAATGAAAATCACCGTTTTTGGCGTTACAAATCGCTGTCTCCCTTGTAGCAGTAAGTGTTTGCGACCCCTCACCCCGCAGAGCCTTATAGTACGGTGGAACCCTTGCTGCATAAGGGTTTGTGACCCCTCACTAAACCCCTCACCCCACTGAGGGCGCACCTCACCCTGTATTTTTTACAATGCCGCTTTTCGCCTTTATATCTCTCTCTCTAAATAATTGAAAAGAAAGAAGAATATAGAGCAGTGAAGGGGGAGGCTTTCCCGCGCAAAAGGTAAAAAAAGGGGTGAAAAAGTAGTGAGGGGTTTTGTGAGGGGTTGTGAGGGGTTTTCGGGCAACCCCTCACTCGACCTCACGACCCCTCACACCTCACTAAGGGGCTAGTGAGTGGCCGTCAAAGCCTTATCCGGCATTGGTTTGCCGGTTTTTGACGGGATCAGCCCTCACAGCACCCCTCAGAAGGCGTGAGGGCTTGAGAGCCTTATCCCGTAAGGGTTTGAGGCCAAACCCCTCACTATTTCGCCCTTTTGAATCTCTGCCCCTGCCTTTGGAAGCCCCTTTTCTCCCTGCTCAACGCTTTTTAATGGGGCCATATCAGCCAGTTTTCGACCCATTCGGCAGGGCTTTTAAACGGCCCTGTAGGCGCATCAGAGTGCATCACTGCCGCAGACACCAAAAATCGCGGCGAAGCCGTCTACGGGGCTGTATTCGAGCCGGAACCGCATGAAACGAAAAGCGCATGAAAAACGACCTCTTATGGGGGGCGCAGGCGCGGCGGGGGACTGCTTTTTCGGGCGTTCGGAACGACCGGCCACGACCATCCATAGCATTTTCCTATCGCCAAACGTTCGACATTAGGCCGTGCCTATTGCCTATCGGACTTACTAGACGTTAGGCAGCGTCTATCGCTACGGGAAATGTAATGTTTACTACCAATCGCGCGCCGTCGCGCATCGACCGTGTAAACCTTGCACGCGGATCGCATTGCCGCGTCGATCAGGCGAGCGATACCGTGGAACATCGAGGCGGTAAATGGCTGATGGCATTGCGGGTCAACGGGTTCGGGGATGACGGCGCTCGATGCCGGGTGTTTCACGGGCAAGGATCAACCCGGAAATTGTCCCAATAGGACGGCGACCGTTGATGTACGAATAGCGCCGGAGCGCGCCGGGTTTGGGGGTTCGGGTCGGGTCTATGCCTGAGACTTTCGCGCGGCGTCTCGCCCGCGCGGTTTCTTTAAACGTTTTGTATACGTTTTTAGAAGCCCGCAAACCCAATACCAGCAAGGTTTTGCGGGGAGTTATTGGGCGGTTTTCCGGGTCTAGGGGGCGGTTTTCCGGGTCTATGGGACATTTTCCGGGTGCTATCCACAGGACGGGGGGTGAGTTATCCACAATTGGGACGTTGACCGGCGATGCCCCATTGCGCACAATGGGCGGTCGTTTGTCGATGACCCAATAACCCGGAGATTGCCCCAATGAAACGACAACGCGCCGCGCTCGTTATGGACCCTGACGCGCCCGTGGCTGAAAAAAGCGTCAACATGAGCAACGCCCTAACCCGTGCGGCTCACTCGCTGTCGCTGTCGGAGAAGCGCCTGATCTGCGCATGCATCTCGAAAATCGACTCGCTGCCATTGCACGCCCCTGTCATGAGAAACGGCGCGTGGACCGTGCGACTGTCGGCGGCGGAATACGCGGAGACATTCGAGGTTGACTTGAACACGGCCTATGAGCAATTGCGCGGCGGGAGTGAGAACCTGTTTCAGCGACACATACGCACGCTGCACGAGACGAGCAAAGGAATCAAAGAGAAGAAATTCCGATGGGTCGGCGGCGTCGAGTATCACAAAGGGGAGGGGTGGGTAGAGCTGCATTGGTGGCATGAGGTCGTGCCGCACCTGTACGGCTTGCGGAAGGAGTTCACGTCATACAAGCTAAAGCAGGCGGCGGCGCTGCGTTCGGCGTATAGCTGGCGACTGTTCGAATGCTTTCAGTCGTGGAAATCGACCGGGCAATACACGCCAACGATTGAAGACTTTCAGCGCGCGATGGATGCGCCGCAAAGCTGCCTAGCTAACTTCAAGGACTTGAGAACGCGCATCATCGAGCCTGCCGTTTCCGAGCTTCGCGATAAGAACGGGCTTGAGATTGAATGGACGACACGCAAGGCGGGGCGAAAGGTGATCGGCCTAGAATTCAAGTTCAAGCCCGACCCGCAGACAAAGCTATTCTGAAAATCTTAACAAGAAAGCCCCACACGGTGCGAGCCATGCGGGGCTTTTGCATTACTTGCCAGAACCGGTAACGCCTTGCGAAGGAATAATTCGATACGTTTCGAACGATACGATTTCCTCGCCTGCATAGTCGTTGAGTGCCATAAACCGGCGCTGCAACGGCTCAATCTCGTTTGTCGCGAATACCGCCGTGGCCGTGTCCGCTGCGCCCATCCCGCCTGACGTACCTTGCGCCGGAACAATGCCGATCAGGTTCGGCGGGATGCGATGCGCGGCGAGCAAGTCGTCACGCGTCACGTTCTTAATATTGAAAAACTCGTCTTTCGCGCTCGCCTCGCTCAACGGAATGAGCTTGATCGAATCCTTGTCGCCACCCGGCGCGTACATGAAGAGGTTTTTCCATGCGCCGATGCCCTTTCCCGACTTGAACGCGTCGCGCAACCGGTCGATATCGTCTTGAGACTGTGCTGCGTCGCTCATGTAGAAAATGTATCCGCTGCTGCCGCCGCGCTCGTGATACTTGCGCCGGAACAGCGTAGCGCTTTCGTTGAGCCACGCACTATTCAGCGCACCAAGGTATTCGGGCAAGCCGTAGACCTCTTGGTTAATGTCCGGCTCCATCATGTGATAAAGCTCTGGGAAGGCGTACTCAACCTGATTCGCCGCGCTGATCTGAACGAACGACTTGAGGTCGATAGTACGGCGCACGTATTTAGCTGGAGCGCGCTTGAATGCCATAGTGGCTCCAAGCATGTTCTTTCGCGGCTCCATGTAGCCATTGCCAAACACGAGGTAGTCAAGCGCCAACTTGTCGAATTCGGCGCGCGACAGCAGCGGATGAGGCTTGAACGTTGACGACAGAACATTGCGCTTGAAGTAGATGGCGCTCGCATGATGAACGCCCGCACGGAACGACTTTGAAAGACCCGGCCATGAGACAGGTGGCTCATACCATTTACCGTTAGACCACGCTTGAACGTAGTCCAGAATTTCAGCCCGCTCCATGACTGGAATAGGATCATCGAACGAAAACATTTCAGCGCGTGCGGGCGCGTGTCCGGTCGCATCGCCTGGTGTAGTTGCGGACATTCCCGCGTTCGCGGTGAATCGTGCGTTCGCACGTTCGGCCTTACGCTTGCTCATGAAAACTCCAGAATAGAAGCGGGGCGGCTGTCCGCGCCCGCAAAGGGTTCGTTATCCAATGCGTGCATCAGCGACCATGCCACGTCAGCATGTCCGACCTCTTTGCTACGCGATGCCTCATACGTGACCTTCTGGCCGGATGCCGTCATGGTCTTTTTGATCGACAGCAGCGACGCGGACACATCAGTCCATGACGTGTCGTATTCAAGGCGTCCTTTGCTGATGATGTTGATGGCCTTCAATACGAGGCGGCTTTTAACTTCCGGTGAATACGTGATCGCGGTTACGCGCGGAAAGAACTGCTTCACGTTCTGATAGACGCCTTGCCCCATGCCCGTAACGTCGATACCGATATAGGTGACGTTGTATTGCAGGGTGATCGCTTTGATTGCAGCGGCTTGCGCTTCGAAGTCCATCCCGCGAAACTGCTGACGATGCAGCAAGCGGAATTTGCCGCCCGGAGCGTCAGGCGGCGCAACGACAGTCAATGCGGCGCTGTCGCCGTTCAATGCAGGGTCGTAACCAACCCATACCTCTTTGTTGCCGAACGGGCGCTGCATCAGCGGCTTGAAATCGCCCGCCCACACTTCCCATGAATCGACCATGCATCGCTGCAACTCAGCGAGCGAGAACAGCGATTCCCCCTCGTCCAGAAAGTTGCACATGTATAGCTGCTCGAAGTCGCGCGGGTTGTTCTCGCGCAAAATCTGTTCGAGCGTGACTAGATCGAGACCGGCTGCAAGCGCGTCTTTGATAGTGCAAATCTGCCGCCAGTGGTAGTCAGCGCACAGCATGCCCTTAACAAGGCGCGCGTGCGACGTGTCGATACTGACGTGATCGGCTTGAGGTCGTCCCTCGTTATAGTTGTCGCCGCTCCATACCTTGTAATACGGGTGCGACTTCGATGACGGCGTGGTAAAGAACGTCTTGCGAAAGCGCGTATGCGTCGCCATAGCGCCCGCGAGCTTGAACATTTCGTCAAACTTCGGCAACCATCCGCATTCATCAATATAGCAATCGGCGGGGCGTCCCTGTGCGGTTCGGCTGTTCGTGCCAAGGTAGTGCATCGTTGCATTGCCGCCTTTCGCGCCAACGCCCCGAATGGTGATCGTGTCGCCGCCCGTCAATTCACGGTCCAACACTTCGGCAATGAAGTTCTTTTGGTAGCGCTGGAACTGGAACGCCTGAGCCTTTGAAGCAGAGATAAACGCCTGATCGTTGCCCGTGGTAAGGCAACGGTCTAGCGCTTCGTGCGCGAAATAGAACGTAGCGCCGATCTGCCGCGACTTGAGAATATTCCTCTGCCGTTCAGACCCGGCGCGATACCAAACCTTCTGATAGTCGAAAATGGTATCCATGAAAGCCTCATGGATTTTCTTGACCTCTTCGTCAGTGAATTCGTTGCCGCTTTCCTTGCGCGGTGCCTTGCGAGCCTTAACAAGGCGTTCGGCCACGTTCGGGTTAAGGTCACTCTCTTTCCCCGTTTCGCCGTACTTGTTTACACGTGCCGTGCGCTCGACTTGCCGCATTAACAAGTCTATTTCTTTGAAGTCGCCGCCCGTCTTGGCGTCCTTCGCGAGCAGCACGCATAGGCGCGTTTCAATCGCGCTCTCTATCTTCTGTAGCGGTGTTGCCTCTTCCCATTTGTCGCGCTGCTTCCATGCCTCGACAGTAGGGCGCTTGATGCCCAACTTTTCCGCGATAGACGACACGCGCCAGCCCTGCCAGTACAGGGAGCGCGCCATCTTGCGCGGGTCCATTACGTCTTGAGGCGACAGCGGCGGCTCTTCGTCGCGTTCGTTGTTAGCGGGATTTTCCATGCATCGCATTATGGATAGCCTGACGCGTCGGTAGTTGACAGGTCAGATGTTTCGGCGGCGCTTACAACTGCTGCACGTTGGCGATTAACAAGCGAGCACACATGATGACGACTCACGGAGCAAATCCGTTTTCATCAACAACTTTTCCGTTTTCCTTAACAACTTTTGGAGTGAGTATGAGTATTCGCAAAGTGCTGGTGATCGGCGCCGGTGCCGCCGCTGCGCTGCTGGTCGCGATCAGCGCGCAAGCGCACACGCTTGTTACGCATGTGGTTGACTTCGCGACCGCTGGCGGCTTCGATATGGGCGGCGCTCTCGGCGCGGCGGGTATCGCGCTGGCTGGTATCGGAAACACGACAGACGTGACGCTCGCGCAGTCGAAAATGTTTCGCGTGGCAGTCGAGGGCGCGACCATCGACGGGCGCACCATCGACCGGCAATGGCTGACGCAGGCGGCGGCGAACTACAACCCGACCGTGTACGGCGCGCGCGTCAACATGGAGCACATTCGGGGCTACAGCGCGAACAGCGATTTCAAGGCATACGGTGACGTGCTGGCCTTGTCGGCGTCGGAAATCCCTGACGGCCCGCTCAAGGGCAAGATGGCGCTCTATGCGAGCATCCAACCGACTGCCGATCTGGTGAAGCTTAACAAGGCGGGCCAAAAGCTCTATACCTCGTGCGAGTTCAACCCATCGTTTGCAGACACGAAGCAAGCCTACCTGACGGGACTCGCTGTCACCGACAGCCCCGCATCGCTCGGGACTCAAGTCCTTTCTTTCTCCGCTGCGCATCCGACGACCAACCTGTTTTCCGAAGCAATCGAGACGGCAATCGAATTCGAAGAGCCGCAGCAGTCGTTCGCGTCGAAGCTGCTCGGCACGGTGCGCGAACTGCTGTCGAAGAAGCCGGACGCGCCGCAAGTCGCTGAATCGTTCGCGTCCGTATCGACCGCAGTCGAAGCCATCGCGACGCACTCGGCGGCAAACGCTACGGCTGTGGAAGCGCTGACGGCGCAACTCAGCGCGGAGAAAGAGCGCAACGACAAGCTGTCGGAAGACTTCGCCGCGCTGGTTACGAAGCTCGGCGCGACGGATGCAGGCAACCCGCGCCCGAACACGACCGGCAACGCAGGAGGTAGCGCGGCAGTAACCGACTGCTAAACCGTCCCGCCAACGTGCCAAGGCACTGATTCACAGAACACCATTTTCTTAACAACGTGCGAGAGCACAAAGGAATATAAATGCGTAACGAAACTCGCGTGCTGTTCAACGCATATCTTTCGGCAATCGCGAAGCTCAACGCGGTTCCGGCTGTCACGGAAAAGTTTGCTGTCGCGCCGTCCGTACAGCAGAAGCTGGAAAGCAAGATTCAGGAAAGCTCGACGTTCCTGAAGTCGATCAACGTCATTCCGGTGCAAGAGCAAAGCGGCTCGAAGCTCGGCCTTGGCATCGGTGGCCCGATTGCCAGCACGACCGACACGAAGACCAAAGACCGCTCGCCGGTTCAGCCGACGACGATGGACGAAAACGGCTACGTGTGCGCGCAAATCAACAGCGACACGGCCATTCCGTATGCGCTGCTCGACGCATGGTCGATTTTCCCGGACTTCCAGACGCGCATTCGCGATCTGATCATTCAGCGGCAAGCGCTGGATCGCATCGTGATCGGCTTCAACGGCACGAGCCGTGCCGCGACCTCGGATCGTGAAGCAAACCCGCTGTTGCAAGACGTGGGCAAGGGCTGGCTTCAAAAGCTGCGCGAGCAGGCAGCGGCGCGCGTGCTGAAGGAAACGACCGCAGGTAGCGGCAAAGTCACGGTCGGCTCGACCGGCGCTTACAAGAACCTCGATGCGCTGGTGCTGGATGCCATCAATGACCTGTTGGACCCGTGGCACACCGAAGCGCCGGACCTCGTGGCGATCTGCGGTCGAGGGCTGCTGCAAGACAAGTATTTCCCGCTTGTGAATCAGGCTCAGCCGAACACCGAAACGCTGGCGGCTGACGTAATCATGTCGCAAAAGCGTATCGGTGGCGTGCCTGCCGTCACGGTGCCGTACTTCCCGGCAAACAAGGTGCTTATCACGTCGCTTTCGAATCTGTCGGTCTACTACCAGAACGGCGCTCGTCGCCGAACGATTGTAGACAACGCCAAGCGCGACCAAATCGAAAACTACGAATCGTCCAATGATGATTACGTGGTCGAAGACCTCGGCAAAGCCGCTCTGATCGAAAACATCACGGCAGTTTAAGTGCCACGCACGGCGCGCGCTTGTTAAGGCGCGCCGTATTCCAGGATACCGCAGGAGATTGAACGATGACTAGCCCCGCCCGCCGTCATTTCCAGATGATGACCGCCAAGCAAGCAGCAGAGAAAGCAGGCACGCAGTCCGTTATGAGCGGAAACGCGTACGACCTCATGCTTGTTAAGCTGCACGCGGATCGTGTGCGCCTCAAGGCCGTCAAGTCTGTCGTCGCAAAAGTCGGCGTGAAAATGAAAGTGCTGCCTGAATACGTGCCATACGTGGATGGCGCGCTAGCGGGCGGGCGGGGCGCACAGGATGACGTTCTCACAACGATCATGCTGTGGCGCATCGACGTTGGCGATTTTGACGGCGCGCTCGCCATCGGTGAATACGCGATCAAGCACAACATGACGTTGCCGGACGAGTTCGCGCGTGATCTGCCAACCGCGCTTGTCGAGGAAATCTCTGACGCTGCTCTTTCGACGCTCGAAACCACGCCTGTCTCTATCAAGCAATTGCAGCAGGTTGAATTCCTGACCGGTGCAAAGGATATGCATGACCCCGTGCGCGCCAAGCTTAACAAGGCGCTAGGCGTCGCTCATGAGAAGGCGGGCGAACCCGCTGCCGCACTCGAATACTTCAAACGCTCGCTGACGCTCAACAAGCGCAGCGGCGTGAAACAAGACATTGCACGGCTTGAAAAAGCCCTGCAAGCCTGAGTCCCCGCGACAGGGCGGCTCGCCGTTGAATAACTGGACTCTTCGGACGAAGGGAATTCAACGGCGACCACCGCCCGCAAGCACAGGAATAAACCATGTCGTCATTCTCAGCAGTGCAAGCGCCGAACGCAGCGGCACTGAATACTCCGCTGGCGTCGCAAATCATCGAACAGGACTGGTTCCCGAACGTCGATATCTCACACGTGCGTAAAGCCGTTCGCCTGACCGGCACCGTGACGGACGAGCGGCTACAGGCTGCGCTGGTTCGCTCGATGGGCGAAGTGAATAGCGCGCTGGCGACGTGGCAAGCGACGTATGTAGCGGCGGGAATAGCGAGCCTCGCTGACGTGCCCGCCCCAAAGATCGGCGGTGAAAGTGTTCACCTGAGCCGTTACCGCGATGCCGTTTATTACTTGGCCCGCGCAAACATGGTCGAGCAATACCGCGACTACGACACGACAGCGGACGGAAACAAAGAGGTCGAGACGGTGCGCGAGACGGTGGACAGTGACCGGCGCATTGCTCGCAACGCACTGAACGATATTCGCGGCACCGCCCGTATGTCCGTGGAGCTTGTGTAATGGCGACCGTCTATTCAATGCAGGGTGACACAGTAGACGCGCTGTGCTGGCGTCATTTGGGCGTGACGAAGGGCGTTGTAGAAATGGTAATGGAAATGAATCCGGGGCTGTCCCTGTTGGGGCTGGTGCTGCCGGATGGAACGCCCGTTGACTTGCCGGAACAGCAGCAAGCACAGGCGACGGTTCAGCTTGTTAACCTTTTTGACTAGGAGTATTGAGAATGGCGGAACCGAGTACCGCCGCGTTGGTTGCGGCATCCACAACCGTAGGGCTTGCGAGTATTTGTCCAGGCATCGACGGTAACGCGCTTATCGGCGCATTCGCGGGCGCTGCTTTAGTCGTTGTGACCTCGAAGGATCTGAGCGTGCTTACGCGCATCGCGTACATGATTATTTCCGTGGTTATCGGCTACATGGCCTCTCCGGAAGTCATCAAGCACAGTCCGCTCACGTCAACGGGCGTCGCTGCTTTCTTCGCCGCTGCATTGGCAATTACTGTCACGCTGCAATTGATCGAGCGTATCAAGAGCTTCGATCTGTTGTCGCTGATCCGCAAGGGGGACTGACATGCATCAGGTCATGGCTTCCCTGTCGATCCTTGCGTACATGGTCGCGGCGTTCTGCATCGTGACGTTCCGGCGAGGCGAAGCAACGCACAAGCACCATGTCGCATGGTCCGCGTGGCTGCTGCTCGTGGTGCTCGGAGGCAGCGCGCTAGACATGGTTCTGCATCCGCGACAAGTGGGTGCGTTCGAAACGCTGCTGGCGCTGTTCATCGCGGGGATTGTCTACCGCGCACGCGGCAACGTCGCCCGCATCCTTTGGGGTGGCGAATGAACTACGACGCAGCAGCGGCAAAGCTACGCGTAGAAGTCGCGTTGATTCGCGCCGTGTCCGAAGTCGAAAGCAGCGGCACGGGGTTCCTCGACTCGCACCGTCCAAAGATTCTTTTTGAGCGTCATTGCTTTTACAGGGCGCTCAAAGCGAAGGGGATGGATGCTGACGGGTTCGCAAAGCACATGCCGGACATTTGCAACCCAGTGGCGGGAGGGTACGAGGGCGGCGCTCATGAATACGACCGGCTCGAACTGGCGGCGTCAATCGATCATGCGGCCGCATACGAATCTGCATCGTGGGGCGCGTTTCAAATCATGGGCTATCACTGGCGCGCGTTGGGTTACACGTCGCTCGATGACTACGTGCAGGAAATGCATGAAAGCGAAGAGGCGCAACTCGATGCATTCGTGCGGTTCGTGCTTGTAACGCCGTCGCTTGTTAAGGCGCTTCGCGCGAAAGACTTTGCGAGCTTCGCGGCTGGCTACAACGGCCCCGCGTATCGCAAGTTTTCCTATGACACGAAAATGGCAGCGGCCTACGGGAAATACAAATGACCTTTCTTGAGCCATACCTTGCAAAGATCGGCATTGCGCTGGCGTCTGTCGCTGCATGCGTGGCGCTGTGGTTCTACGTTCAATCGCTTCGTGCGGACGTGAAGGTAGCGAACGACGCGGCGACCGCGGCGCAGCACGTCGCAGACGAACGCGGCGCAACCATCGACATGATGCGCGCCGATCAGCAGGCAAACGCGGACGCGGTGAAGCGCCTGGAGGATTACCGGGCATCGCTCGACAAGGCAGACCGCGACCGTTCAACGAAATACGAAGAGGCGAAAAATGACCCGCAAGTTAATGCTTGGGCTACTGCTGTCGTTCCTGATGCTGTCGCAGGGCTGTACCAGCGTCCCGCCGTCACCGGATCAGCAGCATATCTGGCGCTGCGCCGTGGTGACGCCGTGCAACCTGCCAGCGGTGTCAGCGCGAACGAATGACGAGCTTGTTAATGCGTTGGGCGTGACAGAAAGCGCATGGGCTTCGTGTGCGGCAATCGTTGACGAAGTGATTGACTGTATGAACCGGATAACCAGCGGGGAAGGCGATGGACAAGGCAAATAGCGTACGCGCCGCGCTGAATGAGGCGCTTCCCGATCTCGTGACGAACCCGGAAAAGCTCAAGGTATTCGCGGACACGGGAAAGATCGTTGCGAGCATGGCGGCTACTGATTCGTTTGACTATCAGTACACGCTCAACGTGATCCTGCTCGACTTCACGGGCGACCCTGATTATGTTTTTCTGGCTCTTGTTAAGTGGATGCGAGCCAATCAACCCGACATGCTTCTGAACGTAGACAGGCGAGATACGGCGCTGACTTACGAGGCCGATTTCAACGACGATACAAGCGTTGATCTGTCGATCAAGCTGACGCTCACCGAAAGCGTTGTTGCGAACGCTGACGGCACAGTTACGCACGTTAAAGAGCCGGTATGCGACGGTGACGTATGGACGAACTGACAGCGCTTGAAACGTGGGCAGGCTCCCTGCTTTCCAAGCTAGAAGCCCCCGCCCGCCGTGCCGCATTGAAGGACGTTGCAAAGCAGTTACAGGCGTCGCAACGCAAGCGCATTGCCAGTCAGAAGAACCCGGACGGCAGTGCATTCGCGAGGCGAAAGCCGCGACTTCGCGACAAGGTAGGGCGTATCAAGCGCGGCTCCATGTTCCCGCGCCTGCGCCTCGCCAAGTATCTGCAAACGGAAATGACGGTAGAAGGAGCGGCGGTAGGGTTTGTTGGTCGCATCGCCCGTGTGGCTCGCGTCCATCAGTTCGGGCTTGAGGATCGGGTATCGAAAAAAGGCCCGATGTACAAATACCCGGAGCGCATTCTGTTGGGCTTCACCGATGCCGATCATGAAATGATTAAAGACGTTTTGCTCAAGCATCTTGTTAAGTAGGAGCGGGCCGCTGTTCCCATGACACATACAACCATCGCCGCTTTGATGCGCGCGCACGCACGCGGAGAATTGCACACATGACTACCGAATCACAACGCCAGTTTATTAACAGCATTCGCGAAGGCTCTGTATTGGAGGTACAGGGTTCGCGTTGCCGCGTTGCGACGGGTGATCTTGAAACCGACTGGATTCGCTGGTTTGTCCCGATGGCGGGGGAGTCCATTGAATGGTCTGCGCCGTCTATCGAGGAGTCTGTGGTGCTGCTTTGCCCTTGTGGTGATCCCGCGCAGAGTTTTGCATTGCGCGGCTATTACAGCGATGAATACCCGG